AATTAAGAGCGGTGCTCAAACTTGCAAAAAGAAGAGCATATAATAAATTAGGAATTTTCTTTTAAGCAGTCTGTCTTAAAGCCTTTTTAAGATCAGCATTTTCGACTAACAATCTATATTTTTGTTCTTGTTCATCTGCAACTGCTTTTTCTAATAATTTTATATGAGCTCTCAAACCATGATTCTCATTATTTTTATCAACGAGCATAACTCGTAATTCCTCTTCTAAGGTATCGTTTAGTGTGTTTATATCTGACATATTATTCCTCAAAGATAATTTGTTGTAACATATCTGTTACATCATTATTTAACAAAACTCCGCTGTGACCTGCTTCTATGTAAACATTTTCAGTGTTTTTGAATTTAGGCGGTGTGGTAGATTGACTAGCAACCGATATCATTCCATCGTTTGCATGTCCACCTAACCCTGCTAATGGATTAGAACCTCCTGTACATACTATATTAGTGTGTTTTCCTGTAAAAGACTTTTCTTGTAAAAGTCTTAAAACATCTGCACCTGGTTTAGTATTTTCAAATACTTTTCTATTTCTAAAAATCATAGATAATATTCTTGCTACTGGAGTACCTTCCCAAGGAGTTGCTATTGTAATAAGGTGATCTACTTTTCTAGGATACACACTTGCATACCAACTTGCTAGTAATCCGCCAAAACTATGTCCAACTATTACTACCTTTTGCTTACCCCATTCTCTTTCTTTTTGCATTCTTACATGCTCAACTAAATCGTAAGGATCTTGCTCCATGTCGTATGCAGGTGCAAAGAATGGATGTTCTGGCATCTTTAATGTATAATAATTAAAGTTATCAGGGTCTGCATTCGCACCATGTAAATAGATCACATTTTTCATATCATTATTATAACACCTATATTAAAGATGTCAAGCAATAATTAAAACTATATTTAAATATTTTGATAAATACTTACATGGCGACATTGTTTAAAGGATTCAGTACAATAGATAAAAAAAGGGCACCCTTTACCCTTACGGACACTGATCTTATCAAACGAGATTTGTTAAATCATTTCTATACTAAAAAGGGAGAACGAATTATGCGACCTAATTTTGGTTGTATTATTTGGGATATGTTAATGGAACAAGACTCGCCGGCTTTACAAGAAGAGATAAGAGAAGATATAGAACGTATTGTTGAGTTAGATCCTAGAGTAACTTTAGAAAATACAATTTTATATATAAATGATCAAACTATAAGAGCTGAAGTAGTTTTAAAATATTACAATTTAGATCAAGCAGATACTTTATATTTAGAATTTAATAAAAGAAATGCAGAGGCAGAATAATGGCATTAGTTGATAGACAGAATAATTTATTTGCGGCAGAGGACTGGAAAGTTGCATATAAGGCTTTCAGCGAAGTAAACTTCCAAGCATATGACTTCGACACAATGCGTACTAGTTTAGTTGAATATGTAAGAACAAATTTTCCTGAAAACTTTAATGACTATATAGAAAGTTCAGAGTTCATAGCAATTATAGAATTATTGGCATTTTTAAGTACAAGTTTAGCATTCAGAATGGATGTTAATACCAGGGAAAACTTTTTAGAAACAGCAGAAAGACGAGACTCAGTATTTAAATTAGCAAGAATGCTAGGATACAATCCTAAGAGAAATATTCCTGCAAGTGGATTAATGAAAGTTACTGCTGTAAAGACAAACGAGCCTTTACAAGACAGTCAAGGAAATGATATATCAAATCAAAATATATTCTGGGACGATGCAAATAATCCAGACAGTTACGAGCAGTTCATTACAGTATTAAACGCCGCAATGGGAACAACAAATAGATTCTCATCACCTGTAAAATCAGGTAAAGTAGGCGGTATTAATACAGATCAGTATACAATAAGTACCCCTATTACATCTCCAATTGCACACAGTTTTAATCTTAATGTAAATGGTGTTGCAAGAAGTTTTGAAATCGTTAATGCTGATTTCTTTGATGGAGAATATTTTTATGAAAAGCAACCTGACCCAACAAACAATTTAGGGTTCTTTTATAGAAATGATGGATTAGGATTATCAAGTAATAGTACAGGGTTCTTTTTGTTATTTAAACAAGGGCAATTAGCATTTGAAGATTTTAATTACGAGACTCCGTTACAAAATAGATTACAAGATATTATAAAAAATAATATTAACGAAACAGATGTTTATATACAAGAAGTAAACACGCAAGGTATTGTACAAAATCAGTGGACTAAAATCCCAAATACAGTAGGACAAACTTTAAATTATAATAGTAAGGCACTTAATACAAGAAATTTGTATTCTATAGAAAATCTTAATAATGACGGAATAAGAATTAAATTCCCAGACGGTAATTTTGGTAATGTTCCTTCTGGTATATTTAGAGTATGGCATAGAGTTAGTGATGGAGAAAGATTTACTATACATCCTGATGATACTAGAAACACATCAGTTAATGTACCTTATGTAAATGCAGACGGCGAATCATTTACATTAACATTTACATTTGGTTTAGAAAATACTGTTAGCAATAGTTTGCCTGCAGAGAGTCTACAAAATATAAAAAATAGAGCACCTCAAACATTCTATACACAGAATAGAATGGTGTCAGCACAAGATTATAATATATTTCCTTTAAGTCAGACATCAAATATATTAAAACTTAAAGCAACAAATAGAACACATGCAGGTCACAGCAGATATATAGATATTAATGATCCAACAGGAACTTTCCAAAGTGTTGAAACATATACTGAAGATGGATTTCTTTATAAAGACGATGACCCTATAGCAAAAGAAATTATAGTCAGTGATAATAATACACCTGCTGAAGTTGTAGATAATACTATTGTAAATTTCTTAAAAGAACAAAAATTAAACAATGTAATATATGACACATTAAGAGAAAAATGGAGTAACTTTATTCCAACCAAGTTCCAGACTGATACTCTTAATATAAGATGGAATCCTCTTCCTGTAGCAACAGATAGCACAACCGGTTATATGACAGAAACATTTAGTAGTGCTGATACTGTAGTAATGGTAAACAATACAGAGTCTACTAAAGTTTTCCAAGAAAATACATTTATAAAATTTGTAGATACAACAAACATTGCAAATTATAAATGGGTTAGAGTTACAGGTGTACAGAATAATGGTGCTTTATCCAGTGGATTAAGTACAAGCATAGGTCCTTGGACACTAAGTGATAATGTAAATTCTAATTGGAGAGCAGACGAAGTTATTGCAAGTTTAAGAAAAACATTTACTAATTCAGAACAAACACTTATAGAAGATGCTTTAAAAAATAAAAGTACATTTGGTATAGGTTTTGATTTAACTGATCAATCTTATTATGTAATATCAAATGCAAACCTACTTAAAACAGGAAATTTAGGTATAGAGAATGCAAAAGATACCACATTATCAGGAAAAGATAATAGTTGGATCATGCTATTTGAATACACACCTGTAGATACTACTAGTTACAAATACAATGTTAGTATACGAGGTTTATCTTATGTTGTACAAAGTGCTAACGACTTAAAATTTTATAATGTTAAATCTGTAAAAGTTACAGATGGTACAACTCAAGCAGTTAGTGATACAATTACGTTTAATACATTAAATTACAAACCTGGTGTAACAGAAACATTTGTATGGTCAGATTCAAATGATGATGGTGTTGCAGAAGCCTGGCAAAGTTTAGATAATTCAGCATACTACGACCCTAATGGTTTAAGAACAAATATTGCATTAAGAACACGAGACATAAAATGGTTTGATGTTAATGTAACATGGCAAAGTACATTTGGATTATTGAGAAACGATGCAGTAACTGATAATCATACTCCAGCAAATATATATGCTTTAAATAGATTTGTAAATGCGGCGAATGTATCTTTAAATCCATATTTTGATGATGGTAACATATCAACTAATAATGTAACATTGTCTAATAACGATGGCCGTATTTCTAAATTACCAAATAATTTAAATTTTACTTTTGATAATACAACTTTTGGCTACAATATTTTAGATGACAATGGTGATATTACATATAAACAGTACAATCATAATACTGGCCTAACAGAAATTTATCATGGCAACGGTACAATATACACATACGGTATAGACGGAACCACTGGTAACACAAGTGAAGTAGGAAGAATGTTCCTATCAAATGCAAATGCTACAGCAGGAACAGGTACCTTAACATATGATGAGTTAGATGATAATTTCCACTTGTTTGCATCAGATACAACAGGTGCTATAAGTAGGGATAAAATTTTAGTAGAATACAAATCAGCCAAAGACAGATTAGATACTGATATTGTTTATGAAATTTCAGACGTATTTAAATACTCAGATGGATATACAGATAATAGAAAAGTAAAAGTTGCACCAGTAGATTCTGATGGCGACTTAGTTCCTGATAAACCGTTCCAGTTTAATGAATTCGTATCAAGTACGGATCTTATAATATTTGAAAATTATACAGACTTTGATGGCTATGTATATGATAGACCGGTAAGTGGAGTAATTTTAGATTGGAGGGGTGAGACAGATTGGGATAATACAAGAGCCAGCGGAAACCCAGCGACTATATCTCCAATAAGTTATTCTGATCCAGTTGAATGGAGTACAGTAAATTATGTTATTGTGGATACATTAGCATTAGCAGAAAAGTTTGAAAACACAGCAGACCAATATTTTGGAATAAAAATTTATGTTGTTGAAAACGAAAAATTCTATGTAATGACAAGAAGTAGTACAAATTCTAATGCTATTAGTTTAGTAGAAACTGCTAATTGTTTTGTTAAAACAGGTAGGGGCAAAGATCAAAATACAAGACTACCTGATGTTAGGCCTTGTGTAATGAAATGGGACCATAAAGCACCTAACGATGTTAGAATAGATCCAAGTATAAGTAACGTTGTTGAAATGTTAGTATTAACGAATGCTTACTATTCAGACATACAAAAATACATTAGTGTACCAGGTACAGCATACCCACTAGCACCTACTAGTGATGAACTTGCAAACGAATTTCAAAATTTAGAGACATTTAAAAATGCTAGTGACACATTAGTTTATAGAAGTGCAAAATTTAAAAGATTGTTCGGTGCAGATGCAGACGAAAGTGTACAAGCAAAATTTAGAGTTGTTAAACTAGCAGGAACTACACTCAGTGATAATGAAATCAAAACAAAAGTAATACAATCATTTAACAGATATTTTGATGTAAATAATTGGGAGTTCGGTGAAAATTTCTACTTTACTGAATTAAGCAGTTATGTACATCAGCAGTTAAGTGGTATTATAGGAAGTATAGTTATTGTACCTAAAATAAACTCAGGTAACTTTGGAGACTTATTCCAAATTAAAGCAGAAAGTAATGAATTCTTTGTTAGTACAGCAAAGGTTTCTGATGTTGAAATTATAGATAAAATTACTAAAACTACATTGGCTAATTAATAATGGCAGATAAAATTTACAAAAAATTACCGGGCATCCTGCAAACAGACACAATCAAGAATTTCTTTGAAGGAACCGTTGAACAATTATACAGTAAAGCAAATGTAGAATCTGTAAGCGGATTTATTGGTAGGAAAACATCCATAGACCAGAAGGTAGACGGCACATGGATTTACGAAGAAGATAAAGATAAAGAATTTTATGGATTAACTCCAGTTGTAAATAGCACAAATGCAAATACCAGAGTCAGTGAGAATTTTATATTTTACGATGAATTTGTTTCTACATTAAAAAATTACAATGTTGATTTATTAGATCATAACAAAATTTTAAAATCTAAATATCAAGCATTTTTACCGCCCATAGAATATAACAAGTTTTTAAATTTCCAAGAATATTATTGGAGTACAACAGGACCAACAGCAATATCAATATCCGGTTCTTTAACTGACCCTATTAATGTAGATAAAGATATTCTAGGCAAAAGAAATTATACGCCAAAAGACGGTAAAGCATTTAAAAATGGAATGAAAGTTTCCTTTACTGGTGACTATGTTATCAGTAATCCAACATACGTAGGAAAAGAATTTATTGTTGAGGGTGTTGGAGATAGTATAGTACTTGTACCTGTAGATGTAAGTTATGCCAACGGCATAGCCAACCCACAAACAAGTAAGGATTATGTTGTTTTAGGCAGAGGTTCTGCTAATAAAAATGTATGGAGTAGAGTTAATTTTTGGTATCATAAAGAAAACTTTATAGATGCAGGTGACGATATTCCTGCTAAAACACAACAAGCAGATAGACCTATATTAGAATTTAATAAAGATTTAGAATTATATAATGTAGGCTCAACAAGTAAAGGGAATGTAGATGTTAGTTCAACATTATTGTACAGCGAAGTTGTTGGATTAGATGCTAGTAATGTTGATATAGATACTGTAACAATTGAATCAGGAACAACATTAATATTTCCTAATGATGATGCAAGTGTATCTGCTAACGTATATGTGGCAACAGTAGCCAATGCATCGCTTTCTAATGCAATTAGTTTAAGTGTTAGTACTACCCTAAGTAAAGGAGATACTGTATTTGTTTCCTCCGGTAGTTCAGAAATAGGTAAAGAATATCACTATAACACAAATGGCTTGAAACAATCTCAAATTAAATCTAAATTAAATCAAGCACCATTATTTAATTTATACGATGACCAAAAACGTTATTTAGGTGATACAACAATTTTCCCAAACAATAATTTTGAAGGTAATAAACTTTTCGGTTTTGAAGTAGGCACAGGAAATATTGATAAAATTTATAATTTGCCTTTAGCATATAGATCTTTTAAAAGTGCTAGTGAGATAAGTTTCGAAAACTTTATGTCTACAGAAACTTACACTAATATAGTTTTAGGTAGCAGTGAATCTACAGATATAAAAGGGTACTATTTTTATAAATTATTAAAAACACAGTCAGAATATTACAACAACTTTAAAACTGTAGACGATTTTAGTGAACAAAGAATAGAAAGAAAATTTGATATTACAACTACTTTCTTAGATAGTTTTAGCGAAGAGTTTGAATTAGGATGTATTCCAAATGTGCTATCAACTACAGCAAGTGGATTTGATATTATTGTAAGGAAAAACGGAGACTTATTTACTGACTTTACATACACATCTAACGATGATAAAATTTTAATTAAAAGAAAGAATTTTGCAGTAGGTGATATTTTTGAAACTTCATGTACATCAGATTCTTTAATAGATAGTACAGATAATATAAGTAAATTCACATTACCTCTAGCATGGGGAAATAATCCACTTAAAGAGGATATCACGAAGATATCAGAGCCAGAGTTTTTACCTCATTTTAGAAACTATATGGAAAGACAACCTGGATTTACCGGTGATGTTTTAAATAATAACAACTTTAGTGATTTAAGATTATATGATAATCTTGCAACAGATATAGTTAAAAGTAATAATGATTTAATTCTCGGTGCCTTCTTATTAGATGATCAACCACATAATATTGTAGATGCATTAAGATTTAACAGTAACGAATATAACAAATACAAAAAACGATTCTTTAAAGAACTAACAGATTATTATAATATTGTAGATTTTAATGAATTTACTAATGAAGAAATTTTAGAAAAAGTTTTAAGAAATTTAATTGCTTTTAGTGTAGGCAGGAATGTATTTGGACAAACTTACATATTACCTTTTGGCGATAATTACAATAAAGAAGTATTAATAATAAATGACACAACGTTGTCTTCACATACTTTATCATCGTCCTTAGATTTAGATAAAGTAGAAAACAGTCTTTTAATTTATTATACAAGAAACAATGTTAAAACTTTAATGTCTATAGGTGAAGATTATACACTTACATATAGTCCACTTACAGTAACATTTAAAAATTATGTACCAGAGTTACTAGATGAATTAGAATTTAAATTATATAATTCTAATAGGGATAGTGTTGAATGTCCTCCTACTCCTAGTACAATGGGATTATATAGACTTTATACTCCTGCAAAAATATCGGACGATACTTTCCAAACACCACAGGAAGTTATATTAGGACACGACGGTAGTAAAACTCCAATTTTCAATGACGAAAGAGATGATATTGTACTAGAATTTGAAAAGAGGATTTATAACTCTGCAAAAGCAGAATTTAGAGAAAAGAACAGTATTCCAGATATAAACATTTTAAGAGCCAGACCAGGTGAATGGAGACAAGGAACATTAATGGTAGACACATTCAACGATGTGCTACAAACTAGTTTTGAAAATTGGGTCATGGAAAATAAAGTAGACCCTATTGTAAACGAATTTTACGACAACAATGATAAATGGACATGGAACTATAGAGGAACAACAGAAGAACCGGGACACTGGAGAGGCTGGTTCGAATACTATTACGATACATTAAGACCTCATACACATCCTTGGGAGATGTTAGGCTTTGTAGATAAGCCAACCTGGTGGGACGATCAGTACATAACAACTACCTATACAGACTATAGTAGTAATAATATTCCTATGTGGTCTGATCTTGAAAAAGGCATAATACGACAAGGAGATAGAGAAAACTTTGTAGATGGAAGTTTTGATGACCAGTTTAATCCTTATAGAAGAAGGGGTGCTGGTACTAGAGTTGACCTAATAGAAAAATGCCCTGTTGATAGTGATGGAAATTTAAAAACTCCTTACGAGATTACAACAACAGGAGTTTCCAGTTTCTCACCAAGATGGAGCTCATCAGAGCCTAATACTTCACAAGGCTATAAAACAACAAGTTTTATTTCTGATGATGGTATTAATGTTCAGTTTGATGCAACTAATAGATACATTACCAGTTATGGTATTCCAACATTTTCTAGAAGGTTTATAGATGAATCTGTCGAAAGACCTGAATGGGGTAATTTTAAATCCACTTACAGAATTCCTAATAATATAGATTATAACACATTAGGTCCAGGCACTGAACATTCAATCGATCCTTTGTTAAAAGGAGCAAGTGCAATACTAGTAGGGGGTTTACCATTATATAGTCCTATTGCTGATGCTTACGAAACTGATAACACTTGGGCATACAACTTAGGATTTTTAAATAAGAGCTCTAAAGAAAACGGAGACTTTGCAAATACAGATACAGATGGTAAAGTTTACTCAGTAACAATTACAAAAGAAATGAGTAATAGTACTGCATGGGGAAATTCAACAACACACTCTGGAATAGTAGGTTGGGCATTTGATGGTTTACCAATTTATGGACCATATGGTTACACTGATCCTATGGATAAGACTAGTGCAATCACAAATATTAAAAGTGCATTTACATTAAGATCAGGTAATAGAGCAACAGGGCCACAAGGAGCTCATACAGGAGAATTTGTACAAGACTATGTTTTAGATGCGTCTAAAAATGGCATTAACGGATATGCAGACAGATGGAATACTAGATATGGATTTACGCCAGAGTCACCAAGTCAAGCAATAAGATATTATGTAGTTACCTTAGATGATAACGGTGACGACATGTTCCCTTACGCAGTAGGCGGTGGAACAAAAACATTTAATGGTTCTAACGTAGTATACGCAGGGCTATTCTATAATAACGTACAAGATATAGATACAAACTATAACGGTACTGCACCTACAAATTCATCGGCAACTTATGCCAAAATCAGTGAACGTATTAATCGTATTACAGACGGTACAGGACAAGACAATCCATGGAGGTTCGGGGATAACGGGCCTGTAGAAAATGCTTGGAGATATAGTGAAAAATATCCATTTGCTGTTGTTGAAGCACTTTGCTTAACAAACCCAGGTGGATTTGCTACACAATTCAGTGACCCGACACAAATAATTAAGGCCCCAGCAGACAGAGATATATATGTAAATAAAGATACTAGAAAATCTTGGAGGTTCACAGAAGCAGATCATTTTAAAATTCATGGCGATATAGATGACAATGGCGAACTTGTTACAAATATAGGTTATACACAATTTATTAATAGTTGGATTAAATTCCAAGGACTGAATGTAGTAACAGATTTTGCTGAAAAACTAAGAAATTTAAATGTAAAATTAGGTCATAGATTATCTGGATACATTGATAAAGATACAATGACAATGTCAATGGATCAATATAGTACCACAGGAAGTAGTACTAACCTAATTATCCCTCAGGAAA